ATTTACCACGAACTTGCCTTTTGGCAACAATTTGTAAAGACAGACCGATTCCTAAGCGGCTGGGTAAAGAAAATCCAAACACCTGAACTGCATCAAGAAGTAGCAGACTTTATAAAAAGTGTTCCACACGAAACAGTATTAGATGTAGGATCAGGGGTGGTATCTATTCTCAATGGATTAGTAAATGTTAGGGCTGTGGACCCATTAGGAGACCTTTACAGACTTGTCTTTGATTATGAGAGGCACAAGTTAGCCCCACCAATGGCCTTCCCTGCTGAGGAGTTACCCTTTAAAAATGAGTATGACATAGTCCATATAAGTAATGCCTTAGATCACACCCAAGACCCTAAAAAGGCTTTTAATGCCCTATATAAAGCTGTAAAACCTGGAGGGTATTTGATTGTGCAAGGTTTTGAGAATGAGGCAACCCACGAAAATTGGCAAGGCTTTCATCAGAATGACATCTTTGTAAAAGAAACTTGGGATGATAAAAAAGACTACTTATTAAGACTTAAGCAAGGTGATGGCTTAATACAAACCATAAGTGAAAATCCTTACAATGTTATACAAAAGACAATAGGAGACAAAAGGTGGTTTATTTGGATAGTAAAAAAAGAAATATGACAATCTGTGTAGATGTAGATGGAGTCCTAACTGATGGCAAGATATGGGTAAACCATCAAGGGGAAATCATTAAATCATTTAACAACAAGGACTTAGGAGCTATAAAAGAACTTTTGGCTATGGGTTTCCAAGTTCATATAGTAACAGCATCCTCTTGGCCAGGTTCTGAGCATTACCTAAAAAGGTCCGGTGCAGAAATACACCATATTAGAAATAAAGAGTCCATTCCTTTTGACTACCAAATAGCCATAGGAGACTCATCTTGGGACATACCAATGCTACAAAAAGCTAAGTATTGTTTCTGTCCTTCAGATGCCTCTAAAGAGATTAAAGAGTTAGATGGTGTTCACATATTAGAGACTAAAGGTGGGCAAGGGGTAATGTTAGAAATGGTAAGAATACTTACTGAGTGGAATTCTAAGTTGTGAATAAGTATTTTTGCTAATATGACTAAAATTAAGTATATTTGGTAGTGATTAGTAAAGTTAGGAAATAGATACAGCCCTTAGTCATTAATTTGGCTAAGGGTTTTTATTTATGATTAAAAGAGTTCCTAAGTCTGAGATGCCCTGTAATAAGCCAATGAAAAGCTGGCTTAAAGGAAAGAAGAAAGTTGTCAAGGCTTGTGAAAATGGTGTAGAGAAGATAATCCACTTTGGAGACTCATCAATGAAAGACTTTACTCAGCACAAGTCTAAGACCAGACAAAAGTCCTACTGTGCAAGATCAGGAGGTATTAAAGGCACAGATACCAAACTAAGTGCCAACTACTGGAGCAGAAAGGTCCTTTGGCAATGTGGTAAAATGGGAAAACAATGAGTTGCGGATGCAAGAAAGGCAAGAAGAAAAAGAAGTAATGCCCTACAAATCAAAAGCTCAAGCCGCCTACTTTAACATCAACAAGAAGAAACTTGAAAAGCAAGGTGTTAATGTAGATGAATGGAACAGAAAGACAAAGGGTAAGAAACTACCCAAGAAGAAGAAATAAATGTCACGACCACAAGCCGATATAGATTGGGATATCGTTTCTGAATACTTAGAAGCTGGATGCTCAGGGGCTGAAATAGCCGCTATGTTAGGTATCTCAGCAGCAACACTTTATGACCGTTGTCAAACAGATAATGGCCTAATGTTTTCTGAGTATTCCCAACAAAAAAAGGAAAAGGGTGACCTCATACTGAAAAAAGTTCAGTTTGAATCAGCCATTAAAGACAAAGACCGAACAATGCTAATCTGGTTAGGAAAGCAAAGGTTAGGTCAGAAAGAAAAAGCAGAACAAGACATAAAGGTTGAAGGTGGCATAAATATCTTATTTAAGCCAGCCAATGAGGGAAGTAACGGTTAAATATACAAAGGTCTTTGAATGGAATTTGCAGGCTTACCAAGCCAAGACCTACCGAGTGATTGCTAATCAGGGATCAACAAGGTCAGGCAAAACTTATTCCATTTCACAGCTTATAGCTCTTTACATACCGCATAAAGAAAAGGTCACTATTTCGGTGGTTAGCCCTTCCTTACCTCACTTAAAGAGAGGAGCAAGGAGGGATATCTTACAAATCTTAGAGGATGCAGGAATCTACTCAGATGAAGCATTTAATAAGACTGACAATGTTTACCACTATCCTAATGGCTCCTACATTGAGTTCTTTGGTGCTGAAGATTCAGGAAAGGTAAGAGGTCCAGGCAGAGACATCCTCTACATAAATGAGGCTAATCTACTCCCACACTCTATCTACCAACAATTAGCCCTAAGAACAAAACAGACAATCTTTTTAGACTTTAACCCTGTGGATGAAGCCTCTTGGGTTTATGATGTAGCAGACAAGGAAACAAGTAAACTAATCCACTCCACCTATAAGAACAATCCCTTCCTCCCTAAAGAACAGGTCCAAGAGATAGAAAGTCTCAAAGATGCTGATGAAAATATGTGGAAGGTGTTTGGCTTAGGAGAGAGGGGAAAGAGTCAGGAAGTAATTTACACCCATTGGAAGCAGGGTCTTTTCAGAGAAGATTCAGAGGTTGTCTATGGTTTGGACTTTGGTTATTCAGTACCTACTGCTTTAATCAAAGTAGGGTTTAAAGACAATCAAACCTATGCACACGAAATGTTATATGAGACAAGGCTCACAACATCCGATTTAATAGAGAAGATGAAAGCCTTAGACATAAGAAAGTCTGATGAGATATTTTGTGATGCAGCAGAGCCTAAAACAATAGAAGAACTTGTCAGAGCAGGGTACAATGCTAAGCCAGCCGAAAAGGATGTCTATGCAGGAATACAAAAGGTAAAAAGCCAACCCCTGACAATAACACCTGAATCAACTAATCTTATAAAAGAGATTAGGTCCTACAAATGGAAAGTAGATAAGGATGGCAAAGTCCACCCTGATGAAAGTCCGGTAAAGATGTGGGATCACGGTTGTGATGCTATGAGGTATGCGATATTTACGAAACTAAACAAGCCAAGATTTGAGGTCTTAGCTTGGTAAAGAAATAAAATGGGCAAGATACAAGATGCTTGGGATGTGTTAAGAGGTAAGGCAATGCCAATAATGAATGTTGGTCAGCCTTTTGCTACTTATACTATGATGGGTGGGACCTATGTAGGTATTGCCGACAACAGAAAGAATTATATCATAGATGGCTATCAGGTCAATGATATCATCTATACAGCAGTCACTTTAATTACAGACAAAGTAAGACTCCCTGAGTGGGGTGTTTACAAGATAGTGGATGAGGCAGCCTTTAAGTCTTACGAGGGCTTAATGAGAAAGAAAGACCTCTCTACACAAGATTTTAAGAAAGCTATTAAGTACAGAAAGAAAGCCTTAGAGCCTGTCTATGTTGACAGACTTTCTGAGCTTATCAGATACCCTAATGAATACGAAACCTTCCAGGACTTAGTAAGTAACTCTACAGGCTGGAAGCTAATCACAGGGGGTAGAACTGTTTGGGCTGAGATGTTACAAATGGGAGCCAATCAAGGTAAGCCTTTTCAACTACATAATTTACCTTATCAAGAGATAAGTATCATAGCCACTACAAACCGTTTCCCAATTATTGAGGAGGCCTATGTAATGACTAACCTTGCAGATGCTTTCTTCCCTAAGAGTCAAGTTCTACACGATAAGTACCAGAACTATGATTGGGATGTAAACGGTGCGCATCTTTATGGGATGAGTCCACTTAAAGCGGCTTTGAGAAGGTTAAGCCGGTCAAACTCAGCTATCAAGGCTTCGGCTGCTATGTTAGAGAATCAAGGTGTTAAGGGTGTTTTATATATGGATGACCCAAGAGTATTATCTAATGGGGTTGATCCTTTAGACACAAGGAAGCAAGTAGAAGCAGTTAAGAGTAAACTTGTAGGCAAAGGTGAGTGGGTAGGTTCTGACAATTGGGGTAGAATAGGGGTGAGTGGTTATAAGTTAGGATGGCAGTCAGTTGGGTTAAGTCCTGTTGACCTTTCTATCATAGAATCAGAGAAATGGGATTTAAAACGCTTTGCGGCTGTTTATGGCGTACCAAGTCAATTGATGGGTGATGCTGAGACTTCTACTTATAACAATGTCAGAGAGGCTGAGAAAGCCCTTACAGCTCGCTGTGCGATTCCTGCCCTTGTAGCCTTTAGAAACCACTTTAACCGTAAACTCCAAACAGATTGGGGATATAAGGGGCAGAATGTATATGTTGACTTTGACCATACAGTATTTACTGAACTTGCTGAGGATGTAGCTAACAAGTCAGCCTGGATTAAGGACCTTAAGACACTTAGTCCTAATGAACAGAGAATGCTGTTAGGATTGGAGAGAATTGACAACCCTCTATTTGATGAGCCTTGGATCACTACTCAGGATGGTATGCCATTGAGTGAGTATGATGTAAATGAGCCTGATGAGGAAGTTGCCAATGATGAAGAAGAAGTTGATGAGATAGATGATTGAGGATATAATAAAGCAGACTTATCCTATAACCAAAAAGGAGAAGTGCTGTGCAATGATAAAAGCGAAAATGCAAGCCAAAAGACAGGCTTTAAGAGATAGGTTAAATGACCAACAAAGAGAGAACAGAGTGGGCAAAGAAATACCACAGGACCAACCGGAAGTTTGGGAGTCAGTTCTTTCCTAAAGTTAAAAGGTCATTAGATAAGGTTGTAAGTTCTTTGATAGGTACACTAAAGAGAAAAGGTGCAAGGCAGACACTTGTAGAGCTTAGAACTAAGCTATGGAGTGATGAGTTGACTAAGCCTGTATCAGATATCTACAAGAAAGTAGGTTTTTATTATGCTAATGAAACCTACAAACAGATTAGGCGAGAGATTGCCCAAAAGGGGATAGGTAGAGATGAGGCTTGGATTAAGTTCATACAAGATGAACTGCAAAAGACCTTACTTCAATATGCAGTAGTAAAGACCTCTGAAACACTTAGGAATCATTTAATCTTAGTCTTACAAAATGCCATAGCTAAAGAGTTAACCTTAGATGAGATAATCAAGTTATTTGAGAAGTCAGGGTTTACAGCTATGCAGGCTGAGAGGATAATAAGGACAGAGGTAGGAAGGGCAGCCAATACAGGTGTCAAAGCAGCAGCAGATGGGTTTAACTATGAAATGGTCAAAGAGTGGATAGCTTTCAGAGATTCACGGACCAGAGGTTTCAAACCTGAGCAACCTAAAGACCACTACCATATGGATGGGCAAGTTGTTGACTTCGGTGATGACTTTACAGACCCGAGAAGTGGTGAGCAGATAGAATATCCATTGGCTCCTGGCGGATCAGCAGCAATGGTAATTAATTGTAGATGTAGTTATATAGTAGTACCTAAAAGAGATAGTAGAGGACAACTAATGAGAAGATAATGGGAGGTGATTAGGTGGCAATAGCCAATACTGCGACAATGAAATAAGAACCAGGCCTAACCCTCCCTAAATGAAAGAAACTATGAAAAGATATTTTGAACAAAAACTGATAGCAGACTCTGTAAGAGATGTATCAGAGACTTCACGAAAGGTGAAGGTGGCCATTAGCCAAATGGGTTCTAAGGACTTTGACAATGATGTCATTGACCACGGAGCTTATAATAAGACTATGGCAGAAAGAGGTCCTAAAGGTGCTAATCTTATTTGGCATCTAACAGACCACAACCCATCCTTAAAATCAGCTATAGGTAAATTCTCTGAGTTGTATGTAGAGGGAGACTATCTTGTTGGAATTACAGATGTCCCTAATACAACTTGGGGTAATGATGTTTTAGAGTTCTACAAGTCAGGGCATATTAACCAGCACTCTGTAGGGTTTAGAACTATCAAAGCTGAAGCACAACAAAAGGGGCAAGCAGAGGAGTACAATCTAATTAAAGAGATTCTTTTGTTTGAAGGTAGTGCTGTTTTATGGGGTGCAAACCCAAACACACCAACCCTAACAGTTGGCAAAGGTTTAACCAAAGATGAAATCACAGATCATCACGAAAAACTAAGCAAAGAGTTAGGTCTCTTGATTAAGAGTCTCAAAGATGGTAGATATACTGATGAGGCTTTTGAATTTATTGAGATACGCTTTGCACAAGTAAATGAAGCAATTAAGTCACTCTTATCTACTGAGGCCACTCCTAATGTAGAGCAACCCGTGCAAACAGTTGCAGAAGTTAAGGAGCCGGTTATTGATGTAAGTGACCTTAAGCATACATTGAACAATTTTATTTACAAACTAAATTCCTAAAAAGTGGAAGAATTAAAATCAATTGAGGCCTCAGTAAAATCTGCTACTGAGTCTGTTGAAAAAATGAAAGCGGCTAATGAAGCTGCTATTGCAGATGTTAAAACACAAGTGGCTGAAGTAAAAGCTGCTGTAGTAACTATGGATGAGGCTGCTAAGAAAAACCAAGCTGCCTTAGACCAAATGATTGCAGAAAAAGCTGCTAAGAAAGTTGACAATAAAACTAAGTCTTTTGGTGATGCTTTCTCTGAGCAAATGGCTGAGGCTTTTGAAGCTAAGCAAGCTGAAATCAAAGAGTTCCAAAAGAACAAGAATGCAAAGTTGACTATTGACCTTAAGGCAGTAGGAACTATGACTTTGGGTAACAACTTAACTGGTGATGGTGTTGCTACTTATAATAGCCGCCAGGGATTAGTGCCTGCTCAGAAAATCAATATGAGAGACCTTATCCCAACTGCTGTAAGCCCAACCGGTCTTTATGTAACTTACCGTGAAACAGGAACTGAAGGTTCTATCGGTGTACAAACTGAAGGAAGTGCTAAGTCTCAAATTGACTATGACCTTACTGAAGTAAAGGTAGTATCTGACTACATTGCTGGATTTGCTCGTTTCTCTAAGCAAATGATGTTCCAACTTCCTTTCTTACAGAACACTTTGCAGCGTATGTTGCTCCGTGACTTCTACAAGAAAGAGAATAGCACATTCTTCTCTGCTGTTAGTGCTGCTGCAACAGGTAGCACAACTACTTCTGCTTCTGTAGATGCTGAGCAGTTAGTTGACTGGATTGCTAACCAATTGGATGCTAACTTTGAGGCTTCTTTTGCCTTAGTAAGCTATGCACAATGGGCTGACTTGTTAAAGACTAAACCTACAGACTACTCTGTACCTGGTGGATTTGTAATTGATGCTAATGGTAATGTTCGTATCGCAGGTGTACCTGTAATCGGTGCTTCTTGGGTTACTAATGACAAAGCCTTAATCATTGATGCTAACTACCTTGAGCGTGTAGAAACTGAAGGATTGCGTGTTGAGTTCTCTTATGAGGACAGCGACAACTTCCAAAAGAACTTGGTAACTGCTCGTGTTGAAT